ATTGCTCTCGTCCGCTTTAGGTTCGGTCTTTTCGTCTGCTTTAAGCTGTTGTTCTACGGGGGTTTCCTCTTTTTTAGAAACTTTTTCCTCCAAAGCCTGAAATTTCTCGTCAAACGATTTTAGCTTATCATCGACAGTCTGACCTATCATATTTGCTAATTCCTGTTTTAATTCGTCGGTCATAGTTTCCTCCTTCTGTCCTTGCAAAGAACACATAAATTTTGTATTTTGAAAGGCGGCTTTCGATTTATAAAGAATAGCCATACCAGTAAAATGAGCTTTCTGCCCGTATAAAATCTTTTCGTTGTCATCGCGTCTTATCCCATCGAAATATACTTCAACGGAACAACCGAGCGACTCTTTGGCGCACTCAATGGTATCGCAAATATCGGGAAAATCACACTTCCAAATATGCCCGTCAACCATTATAGCGTTTCCGTCTTGCGTTGCCGAATTTATAACCCCTATCTTGAACCAAGGGTCGTGGTTTTTGAGATTATCAGAACCGTCATTAAACCAACCGTCGCCCCAAGAACAATTTACCCCCATACCTTCAAGGGATTTTACATCAGCGTCGCTACAGATTACAGTTTTATAATCCATAAGTCCACCGCAGGGCGTTCCGTCGGTAGGCGTGTCTAAATAACAAGCTATCGCGCTAAATTTAAGCAAATCGGGGTTGTCACTTTGTTCTATGCTAAAGTTTTGTATTTCAAGACTTATCTTCTCGTTCGGTGTCGTCTTTTGTAGCTTCTGTTTCTTTGACATCGGTTTCCTCCTTTCGATTTTGTCCTAACCCGTTAAAACCGCCAGTCTGTACCGCATATTCTTTGTTTAAAGCGGATTTCATCTCAGCTTGGGTCATATCGCTATATTTACTATCCAAAGGTTCGAGGTCAAGTAACCGTCTATATTCTTTCCAAGTTAAAGCGTTGCTTTCCCATTGATTTTGGATAAGTTTTTGTTTTTTCGTCTTTTGGTCTAGCGTATCTTCAAAGTAAAATTCAAATTTTAAAATGCCGTCTAAACCTAAACGAGAGATTATCTTGCGGTTAATTTCGTCCTGCAACAACAAACAGTAAGGTCTTATCCCCTCGTTCAATAGGGACTCGTTTTGCTCTTCAACCGTGCTTCGGTCGGTATTAGAACCTTGCCCTAATTTCTTCGGGTCTATCGAAAAAGCAAGAGCAATAATCGTGATTAAATGTTTTTGCCATTCGATAAACAGTTCCTCATCGCCCTCCGCTCCGATTTTTAAAGAACTCGCTCCTTTAGTACCGCCCAATATTGGAGTTATGCCAGTCCCGTATATTTCTTCTTCAAAATACTTACGATAGGCTAATAAATCCTCTTTGTTGACTTCCTCACCCAAATTTAAAGCATTTTTCGGAAAAGCGTTTGAAGCGTGTCTTGAAGCGAAAAGTTCCGCGTCCGTCAAGAAGTCTAAATGCTTAAATGCGGCTTCTAGCGGAGATAACCCCATCGGAGTGTCTACCGTATGATTTTTCTGTAAGTATATAACGTCCTTGTTATACAGATATATCTCATTAACCCCGTTGACTTTTTGAACAAATCGGGGAAAGTTTGGGTCGCTGAAAAATCCGTGGGTATGCTCTAAAGAAAAACCATTGACGGCGTATAACTTCATAGGTTGCTTTGAATTGCCCGTAAAGACTATCTCTGCCGCTCCGTTATCGCCTATCAAGGTTTCCGTTAAAATCTGCCCCCAAAAAGAACGATAATCGTCCGTTTCATTCGGGTGTAGGATTATATTCTCAACCGCTTTGTAAATTTGTTTTGGTATCTCGGTTTTCTTTAGCGGGGTAAGTTTCCACTTTTGAGCGAGAACCCCGTCTTTTATAAGCGAAATTGCCCTAGAAGGGATTGCCCTTCGTGAAAATCTGCGAAGATTGCGTTCGTTTGGTTTTAAAATCGAAGAACGAGGTGTCGCGTTTGGAATTTGTATAATCGTTGTATGTGTTTGACGTTCTTTATTGCCGTCTACATCGCTAAACCCCAAACTTAATGTTTTACCGAAAATTGTCAGTTCCACGACATACCTCCTTTGAAATTTGCCATTTTGTAAAAATTCCCAAAAGGTTTATGCTCCGATATTCCACCAAAAACAAGTTTGTGAGAAACAGCGGGAAACGCCGCGCTACATATCATATTCACAGCGTCCATTCCGTCGTCCGTGCCTTTCGGAAATCTTAAAAATTCGTTGATTAGCGTTACTTGGTCTTTTCTGAATTTGATATATTTATTTTTTATCCGAGGGACTAACCCTTCAAGTCGTAGTTCCTTCGGCGTTTTGTCGTTAAATTCGTTGATTGGGATTTGTATACCCGCATTAAGTCCTCGCTTGGCTACTTCGTCCTTGAACATAGCCTGAAATTGCACCGTTTCTATAGTGACCGATACGAGTTTTGAATGGTATTTTATCGCTCCCGCTATGATAAGTTCTATAAGCATATCGGGTTTATATCGTCCCATTTGAACGTCTAGGATATACAAGTAATTGTTTTTATCAAGTCCCGCCCAAATAATCGCTCCACGGTCTGATTTAGCTTTTCCCAAGCTAGGGTCGCAAGCTCCAAAGACTTTAACTATTTCGGGTAATTCGTAGTAATAATCAAACCATTCTTCTTGAAAAATCGCCGTTGATGGGTCAACAGGTTCGTTTTGATATTCGCTTGCAAAAGAAGCAGGGTCAGCAAGTCTTAAAGCCATCATATCGTAATAATAATCTTTACCCTGCGCCGTCCATAAGGCTTCAACACCCTCTAACATTTCTTCTCTGTGTTGTTGGTAAAATTCGTAAGCGTCATTGGCGTTGTTTTCGTTTGTCGCATCCGTCATCATTTCTTCCCAAGTGTCCCACAAAGGAGAGTCGGAAAACTTTTGTACGGCTTGATAGCGTTTTCTGTTCCACATACCAAAAGCGGGTTCGGTCAAAAGCTGTTCAAGTAAAGACTCGTAATGGAGTACAGTCCCTATGTAAATATAATCCGTAGTAGGACTTCCCGCAGGAATAACCGCTTTCATAAACCAATTTTTAAGTTTTTTCCGCTGTTGTTCCGTTTCAACGCTTTCATCGTTTTCAAGGTCGTCTATGATAACCAGTTCGGGACGAATAGAACCATACTTATTGCCGCGAAGTTTTTGTCCCGCTCCACGGGCGTATATCTGTACGCGGTTTTGAGTTACGATTTTATCTTGCGCCCATTTTTGTTCCGAAACCAAATCGCCAAAATCTTGCCTTAATAAATCGTTTTCTTCGAGTTCAAGTTTAATCGCCGCCATAAAGACTTTCGCTTGGTCTGCCGTATCGGAAAGTATCAAGATGTTTCGCTTATACTTGTAACACACGCACCACATCGGCAAAAGGAAGGATAATACTTGTGACTTACCGTGACCGCGAGGGGCGGCTCTTACCCAAAAGTTTTTCTTGTTTTTTTGACGTAAGATTATATCCTCTGCCGAAGCGAAAAATTCTTTGTGTAGTTCGCAAAAATCGCAAGTAAAAATATCGGGAAAATAAGTCTTTGCAAATAACTCTAACGAGGTAGCGCACCCTTCAATTCTTCTCCCGGTAGCGTCCCTTGTAGAAATTGCTTCGTGAGTTGTGTTTTTCTCAATTTCATCTTCGATTTCGCTAAAAAATCTTACTCTCTTTGGCATAACATCACCTAAATGCTCCGAATGAGGTCGTAATCCTCTGACTCTCGAAGTTCTCTGTAAAATTCGGCTTTCACTTCGGGATAACGGTTAAGTACGTCCATTAAGAGCCGTAAAGCCTTTCTTACTTTTTCAACGCCCAACTGCTCTTTTTGGAGCTTACTTGCCCTTTCGTTTAAAGTTTGTAGGGCTTCAATGGATTTTATATAGGCGTTTGATATTGACGCGAGTTCCGAAAGTTTTTCCTCGTCAGCTTGTAAATTGTCGATGACCTTCTGTAATTTGTCGGAGTGCTTATCTAATCGCTTGCGTAACTTTAACGCTTCGCCCAAAACATCGAAACGAGCGAGTTCAATGCCCTTGTCGATATTTGCCAGTTCAACGGCGGTTAAATGCTTCTCACAATACCGTTTGACTGTGATTTTGTTTAAAGGTTCTTCTCCCGGCGGTCGATATTTCTTATTGATTATCGTCGCTATTTCTTCGCACGACATAGACTGTCTTAAAGCGAGTACATCTTTACCCGCCCCCCATTGGTCTATTTTAGAGTAGGCATCGAGCGGCGGTATAAAAACTTCAACCTCATTCATCGAAACCACCTCCAAAACATCTTAAAATTTGTCCTCTCAATAGTATCTACAGTAGGAATGTGTATAAAATGCGACCACTTTTTTCATTTTTTGCCATTTTTTAATCAAATTTTAATCTTTTATATAGTTTTTGGTATAAAATTTAATGTTTTTTAGTCTTTTTTTAGAATTTTGGCAATAAAAAACCCCGCGTAAAAGCGAGGTTGAATTTTCGATTTTTAAATGGGTGGGCGGTTGGTTTCTGTGGATTTTTGATTTTCCCTATACCCTTGGGAAAAAATGCCCATCAAAATGTCCACATAAAGACTTAATCGTATGTATGTGTGATGTGTTAAATTTGCCCTGCACCTCTGGGCGATTTTGAGCTTAAAATTGATTTTAGAGGACTACTTTTTCTGCAAACGATTTAATAATTTTTGTTTTTGCTCATCGGAAAGTTGAGTTTTGTCTTTTTTGCCTTTGAAATAAATGCAATTTTTAGGGATTATGTATTCTATTCCCGTAAGTTTGCCCTTCGTGAGAATTTCTTTGTGGCGTTTAAAATTCTTGTCGAGCTTATTCGCTATAGTGGGGTCGCTTGTAAAAATACTGGCTTCTTTGTCGCTTCTCATAAACGAGATAACGGTTTCTTGCTCATCAGTCGGGGTAGCTATCTTCATAACAGTCCTCCATATCCGAATTGGGGTACATTATTTCTTCGGGGTCGGGGAACAATATAACATTACCGGGCGTTTTGACTTCGGCGGCAGGTAATTGCTTTTCGCACTCGGCTATAGCGGCTATAAACTGCTTGCCTTTCATCGTGATACGCGTTTGAGCGTAGATATAACCTCTTTGGCTTATCCCGTCCTTTACAACCATAAAACCTTGGTTAATTGCCGTTTTGTAGGGTTTCCACTGTTTCGTTTCGGGGTTTCTGTAGGCGAGTTTGTACTCTTTGAAGATTTGCCCCAGTCGGGTGGTAGTTATTCCGAGTTCGTTGCATAAGTCCCTGATACCTACCGAGCCTTTCTTGTCGATGAATGTGTCATACACGTCTGCTTTAGGCTGTAATTCTTTGACTTTAGCTTCTGCGGCTTCAAAGGCTTTGTGTTCCTCTATCCAACGTTTCGCCCTTTCAACCGGGTCGTCTATAGCGTAAGAGTCGAGCTTGTGAATTGAATATGTGCCTGTCTTGCGGAGAGTAGGTAAAACTTCGTCAGCAAGTAGTGCTTGAAATTTACGGGCAACAGCATTATCCGCTTTAAACCCTAAACGATATACTATATTTTCGGGTAAAAAATCGTTTTCTCCACAGGTGGCGAAATATCCAAATTCTTTAAGATACTTGTTTACTCGTCCCCAACGAACATATTTGCATTTCTTGCCGTTTACCGTTTTGGACTCTGTAAATCCCCAACCACGGGCGACATCTTCTGCGTTGAGCATAATTGTACCGTCTTTTTCAACATAGCCGTGAACCATACCGATAGTCATTAAATTGTTCATAGAAAACCTCCTGTGAAAATAATCGCCCCCGCGCCCCTCTGAACCCCACCGCGAATTTTTCGGGGGAAAACCATTTAGGAAAGGGGGACTTTTGAAGTACCGTAAGGTACGAAAAAGAGTTCTAATCAAGGAAATGTTGAAGAATGAAACATTGACGAAGAGTAGAACCCTAGCCTATAAACCCTAGAATATGATGCTCATCGAGGAAGTTATTCTGACTGTAGGAAGAATAGCTTTCGAGATAGTATCATATTCGTTCTAAAGGGAATATATTCAAATCAAGAAAATTATTTAATCTTAAATGTTTTAAAAAGCCTAACACGAATAAGGTTTGAAAGAACATTTTCTGAAAACCGCAATTCGTAAAAATTTATTATGAATGTAATGAATAATAAATTTTTTTATTATTTATCTTTAGATATATAAATATATATTAAAAAAATAACAATCCTTATTTGCATATTTAAAGTTTTCTAATAGGGATATTTAAAGTTTGTTTATTGGGACTCCGAGAGGTTTTTAAAAGCATAGACAGAAGCTACTCCTATTTGGTGAGAAGGGACATAGTAGATAAAACCTTTCGCGATGAGTTCTTTTTTAGCTTTTGAAAATGTGTTAGCCGATTTGATATGCGCTTTTTTCATAATTTGCTTATCGGAAGCCATAAACGGGTGCTTTTGGCATTTCTTTTGAATATCAAGAAGAGCCATATACACCGCCGTACTTCTGTAAGTTAAATCCTCGTTATGCGCCCAAAAATAATCAAATTGTTCTTCAAACATAATAACCACTCCTTAAAAGATATTAAATATTCTATTTGGACTATACCACATATTTTGAAAAGTTCCAAATTAAATTTTCAGAAAAATTGCACATAACAAGTAAAAATATATCTTGAATAGCATAAAAGGTAAAAAATAAGACTTTAGTCCTAGTTTACTTCTCACGATTAGAAAAAACAAATCACCCCGGCAAAAACTAACCACTCAAATAGGCAAAAAAAGTTCTAAAAATGCACTCAAAATTACCTCATTTCCTCCGAATGGAAATCACTCTTACATTTTTTATATAATGGTAGGCGAAAATCCAGTAATATCAAGCAAAATAGGCTAAAATAAAGCCGCGCGAAAGTGGTTGACAAAAACAACAAAGGTTTACGAAAAATTGCCCTCACCCCTACTGCCACAAGGCTTTCAAGAGTTAAAAGTAAAATCAATATAATTATATTTATAGTGATTATTTTAGTATTATCCGAGCCTTTTATTTACAGTTATTACAGCATTTTATTTTATATTTTTTGTTACCTTTTTGCTCTTATATCATATCTGTTATAAAAATCGTTACCATTTCGACTTCATTTTTATCACGAAGTATATTTGTATACAAGAATACATTTATACTGTCAAGTTTTTTGCTTTACAATATACTATATACCATATTTTAGCTATAGTTTTTTCCTATACTTGCTATAGTTTTTATTTATATCGTTATTTATACTCACTATATACCGATAGTATAATTGTATACATATTCTTATACTGATGTATATTTTAGTATACTTTTTTATTTACCTATCGACTCAATATGTTTATAACTACATCGTTATTGTAAAAACCTTGAAAATACTAGGCTAACAATTTATTGTAATGCTCTAGCTATTGATTTTACTGACTTTCTCTATTTGTTGTGTCATCATTTTTAAGTATACCACTATATATTGTATATACCTTGGATATGGTGTTAGTTGATAGTGTCTACTATACATTGTTTTTATACTTGTTTTATACTCATATTATACCGATTATATACCATTTCATACCATAAAAAACATAAAAAACCTTGCAAAGCCTTATAAAATCAATATTCTACAAGCTCTTAATACCTTATTTGATATGTTCGCTTTTATGCTTATAATGAAGAAAAAAATAAAAAAAAGCAATAAAAATGCCTTGAAACCCGCATAAATATTGCTTTTGTAGCTCTTTCGATTTGCTATTTTTGAAGTTTTTGCAAAAACGAAAAAATTTTTTTGTAAAAAAATCCTATCAAACCTTATAAAATCAATACTTTTCACGATTTGAAGAAAAATAAAAAATTCAAAAAATATACTTCCTAAAATCACTCTAATCCCTTGTTTTTTCTAGCTTGAACGGCTGCCGCCAAGTTTATCCCAGTTTCCTTTTCGTATACTTCAAAAATTGCTTGGCGTAAAATTCCACTCAATGAAAGCCCTTTAGTCCTTGCAAGTGCTTGAATTAAAGTCTTTTCGTCATCACTAAATCGAATGGCGATGCTATTAGTTTTTTCACTCATTCAAAAATTCCTCCAATCCCTTGTAAAATCTAGCGTTATTGTATCACAACAAAATACAAAAAGCAACAAAAACCTACTATATAAGACAAAAAAACTTCATATCATAATTGTTATATTACGAAAAATCGAAGCCTTGAAAGCCTTGTAAGTACTAGAATTTTGAAAAAATTAAAAAAAAATAAAAAAAACGCTTGCAATTTTATTGTGTTATGTTATAATACAGCTTGTCAACGCGGGAAACACAAAAAACCTGCTAGACAAGTAAAAGTTAAAGACTTAAAAAAATAAAAAAAGTCTTGACTTTTAAAAAGTATTATTATATAATACGCGTAAATCAAATAAAACAAGATTTTG